GGATTGGTGAAGCGCGCATAACTTTTCTTCTGTAACAACTTCTTTCTGTTCTTCTCTGTAAAACGTTCGTTTCTCGTAAATCGGCTTTTCATCAATTGGAATCATCTCAGTGAACTTTCCGTTTTCGTCATAACAATAACCGTATTGTCTAGCCATGATCTTTCCTCCTTTTAATCTACTACATACGAGATTGTGAAATTGAAATCTTTATTTACTAGAGAGTTACCAACATTCGCTATTTTTACTTCACCACTAGTTCCAATGGATAGCGCACCCACTGTACCATCGTTAGCTATGATATTGTGTGATACAGTCAATAGTGGTTTCATACCCTCAGGCATCATGAATACAGTATTAATTTGTTCGTTTTTTCTTCTTACGCGCGCTCGTAAAGTAACGGTGTTCCCTCTTCGATCCGCAATAACACCATCACTGGTTGTTAACTCAGCATCAGCCGTTACAGTGATTAAAGCCCGTGTATCTTTATCTTTTGTCACAATATTTGTTTTAGCCGCTTGGAGTCTAAATTCATTTGACTCGGGAACGTATAACCAAACAGTTTTCTGATTCTTCCTGTCCCACATAGCAATATTTCCAGCACTAGTTTTTTGGATAGCCACTTCTGATTTTTCATCTTTAAAATTAATCTCCGCATTCGCACTAGACAATACAAAAGTACCCGTCATTGTATCTCCTGTTTTCTTTAGAAGATTGGATGCAGAGTTTACTGTGAATTCTTTAGTGGCAGGATTGTACGACCATACGACTTGATTTTGTGCAATATCATAAAATGAAAATATTCCTGATGTATTGTTCCGAAATAAAATATCGTTAGCGGCATTTTTAAATCTGAGGTCACCCGCTTCAAATATCGTCGTTCCTGTTATCGTTCCACCTGTAGTTTTTAACAGGTTTGTATCTGACAAGACTGTAAATCGTTTAGCCACTGGGTCATATTGCCACACCCTCGCAAGGTTTTTGTAGTCATATAAGATAAGTGCCCCATCTGTAGCGGATTCTAAACCGAATAAAGCTCCAGTAGCATCCCTCCAACGATAACCTTTACTCTTAGACCCGACTGAAATATCCATGTCAACATTACCCGTCATAGTACCGCCTGACTTTGGTAATGCTCCCTTCGCTAATTCACCTGCTGCAATAATGCCGTTAATATCTACACCTTCAAGTTTCTCCCCTGCTTCAATTGCTTTTTGAATAATTGTAAATTCATTTGTGGACTCAACTGCTTCATCGCTTGCCAACGAATCATTTACTACAAAAAAGAACTTTTGTGTATCAAGGATTCTATCCTCTTCCTCAATATGGATCTGTGCAATTACATTACCAACTGAAGTCAAAGTTTGAGTCTTTAATACAATTTGATATTTCCCCTTCATTGCATTAATCGGTTGGCAATCGTTTTGGAATACACGAGTTCCATCCGGTTTTCTAAATGACATCCGCACCGATTTTGCTTGGCTTAAATCAAGCTCCGCACCTTTATTTGTTATTGTTACTAATAATTTAGCGGAGTTTCTATCATTTTGAGAAAAGTGGTTGGAATAAGTTGTTGATGTATCATGTACTAAATCTACGTTAATTTCATAGGTCTTGAATGTCATAAAATCACTCCTTTATGCAAAATAAAAAAGACCCATACTATGGTCTTAGTTTCTAATAATGTTATTTATTTGTGCGAATTCACGCTGCAATAGCTTTCTTACATCCAAACGTGTTGTTCCAAATGTTACTTTTAACTCCCGTTTGTTGTTCTGATACACCTCTTCCACATCTGTAACCCTAGCATCCATTTGAACACCGATTTTATCATCTTCACATGTTACGATATCCCCAAGTGTCCAATCCTTTTCATATTCCATTCCAGGTTTTTCAGTGACATAAGAAACAAATGAAACAATCTTACTAAATTCATTTTCTAATTTTTGTTTCCCACGATCTTTAAGCATCTTTATAATTTCAGATTCAGGTTTCTCTTGCTTATCTTCGGTTTGATTACTTATATCTCGAGCATCGATGAACACTTCTTTACGAGCAAGTCCAGTTGCTGCTTCTGTATACGTCTCAACAATTCGTCTATCCTCACCTTCACCCTGCCCACCAACATACGCTGTGTTTTTATAACTGGATGTATCTTTTTCAAATTCTCTTTCCAAGACATTTTCTAGACTTGTTGAAAAGATAACTGGCGGATATGTCTGTTGATTCCTAGTCAGATTTTTCCCTGCTTGTACATCAAACACAAATTGCCTTGCCTCTTCATCTAAATAAACATCCCAACCTAATCCAGAAGCCAAAGAAATTTCCTTTAGCTGTTCTGCTAAATTTTTAAGACGGCTTTCGACTTGAAGATAATTACCACGTTTCTGGTTTGCTTTTAAAACTAAATTTGGTATCAGTCGAGCGGAATCAGACGGATACACAGCATGTCTATCTACATAATGTTTCATAACCGTTTCAGCCTCAGCGTACCTTCTATCATGAGTTGTATGAGAAGGTGGTATAATAATTCGATTTCTCAATATTGCCTTAATCTGATAGCCCTTAACGGTTCTTATATCATTCTTATCAATATGATAGCTAGTAATAATACCCGCGCGTTTTTCATCAATTAAAATGAAATTGTCGTCAAATAAAGCTATTGCATATTGCGCATCATTCGGAATTTCGAACTCAAACGTCCCAACATCTTCCCAAACTCTCTTAAAAGTCAGCGACTCATAATCATTAATTTCTCCGATTTTTTCTAATTCTGGTGTATATATAATCATGTTTTACCCCCTTACAATCTTGATGGTCTGAAACAAAACTCCGGTATAATTACTGTACTTGTCTCCGAAAAAATACTTGTAAATCGTAAGGATCCGTCTGGATGTAAATATAAGAATTGCGCTTTCCCATCAGAACCCCATGCAAATACCCCCTGAGCTTTTGAGGGCCCAACGGGTAGTTTGCAAATATCTTTATTTGTTCCGTAAACTCCACCGCCACAAGTTCCCTCTACGTGATAGACTCCGTACCCATCTACCCAGTATCTAAGAGGATTTCTGTAGTCACTCACCATCATATCCGACCAATAATTTAAATAATTAGGTACCATTTTTACACCTAATTGTTTTTTTGCATATAAACCTGTTTGCCCTTGTAAATCACAAAAACTACGATCATCTGTGATTTGTGTACTATCTATATAAGCCTTGCCTTTGGTAATTCGAACTTGCGCAATCGGTAATTCATAGATAATCCCACCATTGTTCATGTCATCTTGCTGTAAAGCTGGTGGCACTGGAACATCTGCTATAGCACCTTTTTTTATCATAAGATTAATCGATCTAGTCGCAAGATTTAACTGTAAGATAATCCGATCTATACGATCTAGCGTAGTATGTGCTGGGTCGTGAGTAAAAATCTTTACTCCATCTATAATGTATCCCCTGCCGCATATCACAGCACATCCTTTATTTACAACTACTTTCATTCCGTTAGTCAACGGTCCCATACTCAACTCGTCCATATAGCCTTTTACGACCCCAGTCCCAAAAAACATATCAAATAATTGAGCGAAATCACTAGAATTGTATAATTTATCGTCACCATCAAAGAAAAAAGAACGCTCTCCTGCCATGCGTTCTCACCCCTTTCCTTTATTTTATATTCCTATATATCTTTCTCTGAAACGTATTATAACTGTGGCGCTTTCTCTGCCTGCATTTGCACTATAATCTAGTATATTCAGTCCAATTTGTAATCTAAATTCATTCAATCGTACTCCTGGAGCAATCCAGTTGTATGCGTTTATTCTCGTTCCATCACTTTTTATTAGTTCTACTGTGTTATGCCCATATGCTGTATTGATTTCAAGACGTTCTCCTGCAAGAATATCCCGATTGATTTGTACAGATTTCATCGTTGTAAGATTCGTGATTTTTGGATTTGTACAAGGCCCAAACACCTCTATTTTAACGGGCGTTTCAACATCACTATTATTGATTACATTCTGTTTTTCCCCCTTGTACCCAAACTGCACTTTAGGACGGAATGAAAAAGGGAAACTAAATACCGGTTCCCAAGATAATAAAGGTACTTCAATATCCGTTTCGTTCTTCCAATACGGGTCTGGTGTAGTAATGTGAAGCAATCCTTGTTGTAAAATCATGAATTGTTCATCTTCTACTCTGTACTTAGGTAGATTTTCAATAATAATTGTGTTTTGAAATGTACCATGTGGCATTTGTACAGTGACTGTGAATGGCCCTGCCTTTGGATTTAACACACGATTTAATTTCCTGCGTAGTTCGAACAATTCTTTGGCGTTAGATGCTTCGATATAAAATTCAAGTGGATACTGCATCCCTTTCATCGTTACCGAAACAGGTGTAAAACCATCTTGCATATATCCTTGTGTTTGAGAAAATTCAGCTTCACTTCCCGACAGATCAATTGAAGTAAGGACATATGGTAGCAATGGTCCGAATTCCACTTTTTCTAGTCTTTGATTTTCAATTATCACTCGCTTGCTCATGATGTCCCTCCCCATGCGAAAGCAACTTCATTTAACACTCTTTGCTGCTGTCTAATCACTTCTGATGTGTCTTGATTATAAAAATGATTTACGATTTGTGCCGGCTGCCTTGTTGGTTTATCCTGGTTATTGTTGCTCTGTCTATATTGAACAACATTCGGGTTATCGGATAATATTTTTCTCCATCCAGACAGATTACCCAAATCATTGATTGAAAGACCTTCAAAACGCTCCATTTGACGCCCGATTTCCGATACCATCTTGCGCATACTCTCAGGAATGTGTGTTATCCAATCGTTTTGCCAATCTCCATCTTCAAAAATTGCATTAAAATACTTTGTTAGTGGATCATCACCTTTAAAACTAAATATTTCTTCTGGTTTAATAGAACGAATACCATCCATAGCATCCGATACTGTATCTTGCAAAGCATCTCGTACTACAGAATATTGGCTTTTAATTCCTGTAGCAATACCTTGCGCCATACGAACCCCAGCAAACGCTAAATTATTAGTATGTAGCGTATTTACAAGGGACTTATGGGCATTTTCTCCAAGAGTACGACTCTCATCTTCTGCCATGTAGGACATTTTTCTAATACCAAGCGCGAATCCCTCACTAAAAGGCTTACCACCCTGATCACGTGTTAATCTCGATGGAGAGTTTACATGAAGTGTAGCCTTTAAAGCCGAAAATGCACTTTGAGCTAAAGCTGCTGCTACATTTTTAACATTCCATTCTCCATTAGAAATACCTCGAGCAAACCCACTAGAAAACGCTTCGCCAGGGCTAATAGAACTAACACTTTTCAGACCAGAATTACCGCTTTCCGCTACATTAGAACCACTTGATCTCGCTTGACCTTTTGTATTTTCCATACCTTGGGCAAACTGGCCACCACCTTTTTGACCTTGTGGAGTACCATTGATTGTATTAAAACCAGTATGAGCCGAATTAACAGCCTCTAGAGCACTGCCCCTGATATAGCCTTTTTGATTAACAATACCGCTTCCAACACCTTGTCCACCTTGATTTCCTGCTGGGTTTCCGTTAATAGTACTAAAAGCTCCATGAGCGCTAGCAACAACCTGTAAAGCACTCCCTTTGATATAACCATCTTGACTTATTATTCCTTGTCCTAATTGGCTACCACTCTTGTTTCCACCGCCACCATCTGTAGTACTTCCCATAATACTTTCCACAGCTTGTTTCTTTCCTGTTGCCGCATTCTCAGGAGATGTATTACCAGAAATACCATTAGCTTGTGTTTGACTAATATCAAATCCAACTTGCGTTAAATCTAACTTTGCACCATTTTTAACTAGTAAAGCTATTGCTTTCGCCGCAAGTTCAGCATTAATGGATCCATTCTGCATTCCTTGAACGAGTGTCTGCACATTAAATTGTCCAGATTCCCCCAAATCCACTTGAACATTACTTTTAATGTCTAGTCCCATTGTTTGTGCAACTTGTGGTATAGATAACGCGCCGATTTGCATCCCGTTAATTAAAGTTTGAATGTTATTCTGACCTTCTTGAGTTGTATCTACATTCACACCATTTTTCACTTGCTGTTGGAAGAACTGAAATACAGTATCAAAAGATAAGGTTCCGGTTTGAAGTCCTGTAATCCATGAATCCATTGTCATTTGCCCGTAGATTCCTAAATCAATTGTGGTATTACCTTGCATGTTTTTACTTAGAAACTCTCTCACTTCACCAGTATCTTTTGTTTTAATACCATCAATCCATTTTTGCATAGACTCAATACCACTTTGTGATAGGTCCACTTTATAAACTTCTTTCAGTTTATTGGCATTTGCTATTGCTACAGCTGAAGAATCTAATTCTCCCTTTTGAAGCTTCTGTAAAAATGTATCAATTGTGAATTGTCCAGCCGGTCCTAAATCAATTTTCATTTTGCCGTCAATTTCCTTTGCCATTGATTCGGCTAATAATCTTGATGATTCTGTACCCTTTTGCAATTCAGAAAGATACATCCCTATGCTCTCAATTTTAGATTTACCATATTGCAACTCGTATCGAAGTAACTTATCTTGATAATCTTTTTCAGCTTTTTCTTGATCACTTCTAAAGCGCTGCTCCAAATCAGCCGATTTTTCACGGAATCCATATGCCGCTTTGAACCTTTCGCTCCACCCTTTATCCTCTGCTTCTATCCTTTTAGCTTGTGATGCTAAAACCTCTGAATCTTCTTCTTTCATATGTTGCTGTAACACTTTAAATCCATCATTTCTGATAGTCTGTAAGTCATTTACATGCTTTGATTCATAAAGTGCAATTGTATCTAATAAAGCTTTTCTTTTCTCAGGAAGTATATTTCCATTATTAAACATTTTTTCTACATTATCACGCCAGCCTTTAGTTTGTTTTTCTAAAGACTTCACACCTTCTTCATATACCTTTATAATGCTTTCAAAACGTTTTTTACTTGCATCTAAAGAAAGTGTGCCTCCTGACTCTATTTCTTTTGAAATAGACGTCAATTCTTTCGCTTTTGTATAAAATTGTTTAACATTTTTATCCGCCACTTGTAATGCTTGTTCGAATTTTTGAGCGAAATCCTTTGGCATTTTCAAGGTATCTCCTTGATACCTCTTAATTCCTTCTTCAAGAATTTTACCTGCCTGTGTAGCAACCTCCATTTCCTTGTCAATTGCCGCTATTACTTCATCCTTAACTTGTGTTAAAGTTTCTTTAGCGCTTTCAGGTACAACTCCCATCAGCTGACTAATCATATTATTAAAATCACTTTTCTTTCCTTCTAACTCTTTAATGACTTCATTTGTCATCCTTTGAAAAGCTTTAATAGTTTCGTCAGCTGCCTTATTTGCTTCTTCACCTGTTTTGAGTTTTAAATCCATCATATTATTAATGGCTTTATCTTTTAAATCAACATAAGCACCTGCCGCTTTACTTGTTGCATCACTTACATTCTGACCAAATTTAGCCATATTTGTTTGAGCTTGATTTGATTTTTCATTTAAATCAACTATCGCTATACCTAACGCACCTACCGCTAAAACAGCGCCTGTTATAGCTAGAGCAATCGGGTTCGCCAACAACGCCCCTATCCCCATAGCTAAGAACCCTACAGCTGTAGTTACGCCAGCTATACCAAAAGCTAACAAAGCACTTTTGGCGATCATTTGTTGCGTGGATTCGTCAAGATTATTAAACCAATCAACAACACCTTGCACACCAGATACTACATCAACTAAAATAGGTAACAACGCATCACCAAATGACTTTTTCAGAGTATCTACAGCGCCGCCTAATTGTTCAATTTTTCCTTTAGTTGTATTCATTTTTGTCTCGGCAACTTCTAATGCTGTTACCTTCGACATTTCTGTATACATATTTTTAACGCCATTAGCACCCTCTTTATAAAGTATATTAGCTGCACGAATAGCATCTGATCCAAACAATGTATACATATACGACTGTCTTTGCTCAGCCGTTAATCCTTGCATTGCCATTTGAAGAATTTCAGCAATATCGGACATTTCTTTCAAATTACCATTTGAATCGAAAAAGGCATTTGTCATAATACCCGTTTCAAAAGTTAATTTTTGAAACGCCTTCTCTGCTTTTTCAGACCCAGCCTTCACACCGGCTTGTTTTGCTGCGTATTCAGATAAAGCACCCGTTACATCTTTAAATGAATTTGAAGTTGGTTTAATACCTTTTTCTCCAAGAAACTGCATTGCTTTTCCAGTATCGATTGTTATTAATCCCAAATCACTAAACATATCATAAGCTTCATTAGATTTAGGGATTAAGTTTGCCAGCATAGTTTTTAATGAAGTACCTGCATCGGAACCTTTCAAACCATTCTGTGCAAATAACGCTAAGGCTGTAGTTGTATCTTTAAAGCTAAGTCCAACACCAGCTGCAACCGCCGAAACCATCGATAATCCAAACTTCATTTCTCCAACACTAGTGGCTGAAGCATTTGCCGCACCAGCTAATAAATCGGCTGCTTGAGCTACTGATAAATTGTCATCTTTAAATGCATTTAAAGCTGTAGAAGCAATTTCTGCTGCATCCCCCAATTCTAATTCTCCAGCTGTCGCTAAATTTAGAGCACCTTCTAAACCTCCATTTATAATGTCTGTCAGACTTACCCCTGCTTTAATTAGCTCTTCAATACCTTGTCCTGCTTCCACAGAAGAATATTTCGTTTTTTCTCCCATCTCTACAGCAAGTTCGCTAATTTTCTTCATTTCATCGCCAGTTGCGCCAGAAACTGCTTGGATATCAGCCATTTTCTGCTCGAAATTCATAGATTCTTTTACAGCCATCGCAAGTCCAGCACCAATAACACCAGTCATGGCCGCAAAGGTAGTTCCAACTTGCCCGCCAACATCCTGCATTTTATTTCCTGTATCGCGCATTCGCTCTCCAGTACGATGAAGACGATTCTGTTGCTCGGCTAATTCGCGGTTAGTTTCTCTTATTTCATTTTGAATCCGCTCCTGAGCTGTTTCAGCACGATTCATAGCAATTGTATTGTTATCAATTTGTGTATTTAATCGCTGTAATGCCTGACCATTTGATGTGTATTCAGCTTGAAGTTGCTTCAATTCTTGCTTCAACTGTTTAGCTTCTTGTGAATTACGTCCAAAGTTTTGTACAGCTTGATTATATTGTGTTTCAAGCCTTTCCATCGATGCTGCCAATGTTAAATTGGATGCTTGTAATTGTTCTTGCTTTTGTCTTGCTTGTTCAATTTTTTGACGGTAATGTTCTACCTTTTGCCCTTGCAAAGTGAATTTTTCATTCAGATGCGTTAATTTGTTTTGTAGCTGATCTACAGAACTCCCAAGTAATCTTGCACGTTCACTCGTTAAATTGAACTCTGAATCTATTAAACGTAAACCGCGATTAATACCTGCAACACCATTTTCAAATCGTTGGGTGTCAAGTGTGACCCTTGCACCAATTTCCATATCTCCAGCCATTTATTTCACCTACCTTTATAACCAAGCTGGTGCTTGATCAGCTGTTCGAACAACATTTTTATCTTCTTGCTGGTGCTTGTATCCCATTGTTTTAAAAAAGAGAACTAAATCCATTTGATTTATATCCGTTTGAGATATACCAGAATCTTGAAGCATACTATAAATACCCAACATCATTTCTGTTGGTTTGAATGGCTCCTTCTGTTTCGTGGTTTCTTTTTTTTTGATGAATTTGTCTTCGAATCAATTGCATTGATAATAGCAACCGCTTCAGCAATACGTCCTACAATTGCTAGACAAATAGAGTAAATAATTGACGTTAGAAACCAAGCATGTATGCCATCAAGAAACTCCTCTACGGTGAAGCGATTACCAAATACTTTAACCACAAATTGAGTAGCCTCTTTTAACAAATCAAACGGAACAGTTTCAGCATTTAGCTTTTCTGTCCACTCTGCCGCTGCAAACGCATCAGTAGCCGAAATAAAATTAGGTAGAAAGAATGTTTTTTTACCAATAGATAGATTTAAAATTAATTTAAACGTTTCTGTTTTTTGTGTTTCTTGCATAATTGAATCTCCTTCCATAAATAAAAGGCACAGCGTTATGCTGTACCTTTTTTATTAATTTATTAAGCGCTAGCTGGTGGGCTTGGTACCGTTTTGAACCAATTGGATGCAACTGATACATCGTAACCAACTTCTTCTTCATCTAAACGATGTCTCCAGTTCCCATCTGAACGTTGAATCGCTTTACATTTAATTTTAGCTGATTGGAAAGTTGGTTTATCTTCAGCTGTCTTGTGTTCATCTTCAGGAATTTCAAATTTAGTTTTATAGTAGCAATAAAAACGGTTTTTCCCATTATCTTTTGGAAGACGATATAATAACGCTACATATGGAGCAACGTCATTTACATTATCAATTACTTGACCTTTAATTATTTTTTTTCCTAATAATTCAGCGTAAGTAGATAATGAAATATCCGCCGTCTCTAATTCTATTTCTACACCACCAAAGGCACTAGCTGTTGCTAGTGGTCCACCTTCTGCATAAAAAGTTACAGATTCATTTTTAGGGGATGCTTTACCACTTACCGCATCTCCAATTTTCTTAGGTGTTCCATACGTAAACTTACCATCTGGTGTTTCTGTCAAAGGTGCATAATGCAAATCTCTAAAATCTACTGCAATTGCCATATTTGTTTTCCTCCTAAATTTTTAATTCCGTACGAAACCTCATACCATAATGATAGATTTTCGTATCTGGTTCATATAAATTTGCTGTTGTAATACGCTGAAACCCTATATTTTTCATAGAAGTATTTACTGCTTCTTTTAGATCACCCTTAACAGGGCTAAACGACCAGATATCTACTTGAAATAAAACAGTGCTAGCAGATTCCGCACCCTCCGCGTATCTGCTAGCACTGTTATCTAATTCAGAATAAGTAATCCATGTCTTTCCGTTATCATCACCACGAACCATATTGTAGATATATTCTCCACCAATTTTCTCTACAATAAAAGGATTCGTAAGAGCGCGTAACACATCTCTTTCTAAAAATCTCATACGATATGCAATGCCGATGCAAAGACATTTCGCATCTCATGAACTGCCTTTACTTCCGTGTGAGTTACTGTCTTTTCTATAAATCCTTTATGTGGTGGATGTGGCATTTTACTGGTTCCCCAGTTTTGGAATTTCATATAAAAGTGTGGAGAATTATCATCTTTCTCCCACCCCACACTAATTGATTTAACCCCATTCCGATTTTTTATTTTTCCGACAAGCACTTCGTCCTTTGCATGTTTACCTGTTCTCCATGATTCTTTTGGTGAAGGTGGTTTCGGATGTGCACTTACTGGACTTTCTGCCTCTAAAGCATCCCTTACTACCCCAGCACCTTTCTTTAATGCTGAGTTTTCAATTGTTTTTACACTTCTTCCTAAAGCTTCAAAACGCTGAATTGCTTCTTGTATTCCAAAGGTTGTTACTTCTGCCATATAGATCGCTCCTCGCACACCAAGCATGTCTCTTGATGTTGTTCATCAACATCTACAACAGCTTTTATTTCAAAGAGTCGGTCATCATATAAGACTCGCATTTTCGAATCAATTCCCTTACGAAATCGCATAAAAAAATTCACTGTACGCACGGCATTTTCAGTATTTCCAGCGAATATTTCATAGTTAAATCCCTTTCCAAATGGTGTTTTTGCTCTTGCCCAAACAGTGACAACATCTTCCCATTCTGGTGGAATTGGATTCCCTTCTTCATCTTTTTTATTTGTAATTTCCTTTTGAATTGTTATTCGTTTATTTAATTTACTTGGATTCATGATTATCACCGTTATTATAGTCCCTTAATTGTAATATGGTAGTTTCTAATGACTGTTTTAACGCAGGGACATTTAATGATTTATCTTGATTCTCATAGTTTAATAAAACATGTGTAATTATCGCTATTTTGTAAAGGGCCTTTTCACTTTCAGGAACACCACAACCTAGTAAAGCTTCTTTTGCTCCATCAATTAGAAGTTGAATAATCGTATCCTCTTCATTCCCATCAATTTTTAATTTTCCTTTTATAAGCTCCAGCATGCTATCACCTACGATCCTGAAGCACTTGTTTTCGCTGATAATTCAACGCTTAACGTTGAACTTAATCCGTTATTCCCAACAGCTTTCACTTGATAAGAATATGTTGTATCACCTGTTAATCCTGTATCTTTATAAGTTGTTGCTACTGACGTTCCTACTTGTTTACCATTACGTAATATTTGATATTCTCTAATGCCCCCATCATACACAACAGGAGACCAACTAATGTTGGCCGTTGTTACTGTTGTAGAATCAACTTTTAATCCTGTTGGAGTTTGGGGTGGATTAGGGTGTAGTCTGTACTTCTGCAATACGGAATGCGGATTTCAGTTTGATTTTATGGTCAAACCAAGCTGTTAACACAAATAGTTCAATACCTGTTTTCACATCTTTATCGCGATCATAAATCATATTTGGATCATAGTTGAAGTGGGAATATCGAAAATCACCCACAATAGGATTCACTGCTGAATCACAGAACTTAACTGGTTTTCCTAAAACTTGTTCTGGTTGAGCATTATATAAGGTTGCACTGCCATTAGCAAGCATTTCAATTATATCTAGATAATCAGCGTAACGCATTTTAATAGTTGCATTTGCACGGAAATCCTCATGTAAATCTGCAATTGCTGACTTAATAGCTTTGTATAAATTAGCACCTTTAATAGTTTTAATACCAGCTTTATAGAATGACATGGATTCTTCTCCTGCTTTAGGAGTTGTTGTGAATGCTACTTTTTTCTCTTTTGCTGCTAAACCACTTTCTAGTGCTTGATCTACTGTTTGTACTAAGTTTGTGTCAGTTGCTGCTAAAACAGTTTCTGAAATAGGGACAAAAATCTTGAATTTATTGCGCCCAAATATTACAACATCACCTTCAGCTTTTAATTCTTTCGCTGTTTCTGTATCAGCAATAAAATCGTCATCATCTAATGTAAATGTAACTTTGGGAATTTCAAGGTTAGTCACACTTGTAAATGTAGATACCTCTCTTAATGGATTTTTAACAAATGGCTCATGTAATAGTTCGTTCGTCATCGTACTTGGAAGAATTTTTTCTCCACCTGTGGAATTTTTATCACCAAGAGCCGCTCGCGCTTCTTGTGATAAGGTACCACCGCGAATTGTTGCCCGAACCAATTCTGCTTTCGCTGCAACTACCTTTTGTTTTGGATCTTCAATAGCTTGCAAACCAGTTTGACTTTGGAATTGTGCTTTTTGTTCAGCTTCCATCGTATCATGTTGTTCTTTAATTACATCGAAACGCATTTGTAGGTCTTTCTTAGATTGTTGTAACGCTTGAAGACTATCCATGGTTGCGGATGGATCAATTGCCTTCTGAGAAAGCTCATTCTCTACTTTTTGGAGCTGTTGACCAATAGTGGATAAATTTTGCTTTAATTCAAATAATGTATTTTTTGAAAAGTATTGAAAGTTACCAAGAGATAATCGAAATTTATTTTTCATTTTCATAAATGAATTCCTCCTAAAATTGTCTTTATATAGTCCGCATTAGCTTTCGCTTCTTCGGCAATTTTTTGTCTTTCTAACATTTCGTTGGATGGTATGTTAGCTTGTGCGTTTACTAATTGTTGTGGAACATTTTTGTATTCTTTCATCCATTTTTCATCTAGACATGCTGCCGCATTATTTTCTGAGATAATTTCATCACAAAGTCCATAATTCATTGCTTCCTCAGCTGATAACCATGTCTCTGCATCTAGTAATTGTTTTAATGTATCTTCATCTAACTTATCGCCAGCACGAGTTAAATAGTGTTGTACCATCGACTGGTTAATACGTTCAATGTCATCCGCTGCTTTACGTAACTGATTGGCATTTCCTGATGCGTATGTCCACGCATTATGAATCATCATCATTGAATTAGCATACATAATAATTTTGTCTGAAATCATTGGTAATACTGACGCACATGAAGCGCCTATTCCATCAATATAAGAGATAACCTTCGCCTGATGCCTTTGTAACATTGCGATAATAGCCATCGTTTCAAAGACAGATCCACCTGGACTATTGATGTAAAGGTTGATCGTTTCAATATCGTCACCTAATTCATCAAGTTCATTTTTGAACGTAATAGAAGATACTTCTCCATACTCTTCCCATGCATACTTTGTAATTTCTCCATAAATAAAAACATCGGCCGTTTTACCATTGGCAGATGCTTTCATTTGAAAAAACTTATTCTGTTTGTTCTTTGCCACCGTTTTTCACCCCCTTCCGTTGAGTTGGGTCCATATCAATCGGATATAGATCACCACTTACCCAAAGTTTTGAAGCATTACCACCCACAGGCGGTTCATCTTCTTTTTGACGAACATCATCTTGTGATAACCATCCACTCCTAATTGCAGCTTGATAATAAGCTGTTCTTGAAGCCGTATCACCTCTTAACAGCCCTCCAAGGTTAAATTTAAAGTAATGGCCTTCTTGCCGTTCTTTTTTATTCAGCAACTTACGGTTCATTTCTTGCTCATACTGGCGAACAATAGGAGTTAAAGTCATTTGAACAAACTGAATCATCAGCTGTTCATTACTGCTATAACTCTGTCCTTCCGTGTCATTTAAAAATGTAACCGGAACGTTAAAAACATTAGCAACCCTTGAACGAGTAATCCGTTCTGATGCTAACGTATCTGAAGCGAAGTATTTCCGCTCCATTTCTTCTATATTCACACCTGGTTCCCTGAATAAAATACCACCATTCTCTTGATAGAATCGTCTAAAATCATCAATGATTTTTTGTCTCTTGTCATTATCTACCTGTGTTGCATAATCCAAAATAAAACTATCTTTCTTCTGCATTTCTGACAAACTAAATTCTTGTACTGCCTTATCATATTCAAGAGTATTTCTCAATACATCAATTGGACAAATACCTTTCCATCTTGAAATACCTGTGATGTGTTTAACATGAAACATGTTCATATTGTGGATATAATATGTACCTTCAATCCCACGTACCTCATACCACAAATTATTATCATCAGTGTTTAAAAAAGGCGTTACATAAGCGGATTCAATAGGGATTAATGATTCCACTTGAAATCGAATGTCACGGATAATAGCTGCATATCCATTTCCAGTCTCATTTCTTGAAACTTCAATTTTATTTATCCATTCAAATCCGGTCATGTTTGGATTCGGTTCATTAATCACAACATCAGACACTTGGTTAAAAACCGTGTCATAATCCTTGTAAAGCTTTAATGGCAAAGATGCTACTGTATTAGATAATCTGCTAATCACACTAAAAATCGTCTCATTTGTAGCTAACTTCGCATTATCAATACCCCAAAACTTCCTTCCAAACCATGAAGTGAAGTCATATCCAGCACCTTTCCATCCCAATGAAGCTCCTTTAATTGCCCCCTTAACACGATTAATCAGTTTCAATTTCTCACCGCCTTTCTATTTAAAAAGATCGTTAACTGATATAAATTCAATATTTCCATCACCTTGTAATTGAGATAACATAGGGATTACTTCTGTGTGAGCATTTAAAAACGCTGCAAAACCATCAATTTTTCGATATTTACTCTGTTTAGATGGTAAAAAGTTCCCGTTCCTGTCTTCCACAAGCTTTACATTGTTCATATACCAACGGAAAAGACGGTTTTTATTACTAATTATTTTTCCATCTAACAACAATTCTTTTACATCCTTTAATGCTGGGCTTAAAGTTAAATGACCTTGTCGAACTGGTTCAGTTTTAAATCCATATGCTTTCAAATCTTCATTTAAACGATAAGCATTGGCTGGATCATAAGTAATTTTCTTTATGAAATAGTGGTCAGATTGCTCAACAAACCAATCATACACATACTCATATTTCACATACTCACCAGGGATAATAGTGAGCCAACCTTTATCTTTAAACTCTTTAAAGCTAATATTTTCGTTATCACGATCAACTTTAGCCTGCGGAACCCAACTATGAGATAATACAAAAACATTTCCATCATCTAAAGGGAACTCTAAACAAGCACTTGTAAAATCTTCTGTTGCAGATAAATCATAACCTGCAACACATTCTTTACCAGCTAATCCCTTTATATCAATAACTCCTTCATTCCTTTTTAATATCTCAATACCAACAAAGGACATTTCATCATTATCAACAAAGATGTTAAATTGCTTTGTAATCCAGTCATTTTTTTCAGCATCCGTATGCTTGTCTGTATTCCAATCATCAATAAGCGATGGAAGGTCTAGCGAAACTCCCATATTAGGGTTTGCTTTAATCCATAGTTCAGGATTCTCAATTTCATCTACATTATCCATTTCAGCCATGAAATAAAACTTTCTATCTTGGTCGATAATCCCTTCCAAAACATCCGTTGCAATTTCATAGTATTGAACAAGCGGTCCTTCAAGCTGATACCCTGCTGTAGTGATATAAACAATCATTGGTTGTTTACGTGCACCACGTGATTTTTTAATAACATTGATTAACTTGAAATTCTTAAATTCATGTATTTCATCAAAAATACCAAGATGTGTATTTAGTCCGTCTAGCTTCTTACTGTCAGATGCGCGAGGTTCAATTTTAGAATGCGTTTTATCATGAAAAATGCCTTTCTGATTTTCACGTAAATGCTTCCGAAGAAGGGGGGATTTTTGAACCATTGCACGACTTTCATCAAACAATTCTCCAGCTTGTTGTTTTGTATTTGCCAAAACATAAACACGAGCACCTGGCTCATTATCTTTAGCAACAGCATAATTAGACAAACCAGAAATCATTGTCGTTTTCCCATTTTTACGCCCAATAAAAATAAGGCCCTCACGAAAGCGCCTATAACCAGTATCCTTATGAATCCATCCATATAAAGAACCTATAACAAAGTGTTGCCACGGTTGAAGAACTAACCTTTTATAGTCACCTTTTGATGGACGACAAAATTTTTCGATATATCGTATTGGTCTATGAGCCTTTTCTTCATCAAATATCCAAGGAAACTCCTCAGTCCCCTGTCTCTTTAAATCATTTAGATGACGCTGACAAGACAAGATGTTTTTCTTACTAGCTATTATGTTTCCTTTCACAACTTGTTCGGCATACCATGTTGTTCTTAGTTCAGGAGATGGATCGATCAAAATATTAAAATGCTGTATCTGTTCATTTCGCCAATTTTTATACCACTTAGCTATTTCAGATGGCTTAGAAGTTGTCGTAATCATCATCAGAATCTCCAGTTAACTCTTCCTGAAGCTTTTTCCGGCTTGCCCCAGTCAACCCTAGCTCCCCTAAATATTGACGAATCTGCTGTAAATACTTAGGTATCTCTGGAATTAAAGTATGCTTAGTTAGATTTGTAGCGCCTGCTTTATTTGTATACTCCATTGTCAGACCTTCTTTTTTAACATTGGCTGCCATTTCCCTAAACATTTGATAACTGAAGGCAATCGCTTCAACTACAATTGGATCATTGATATCAGCCTTACCTTCTCCTTCTAAAACAGACCAAATACGAATCCAAGTGTCTTTTCCTACCTTCTTTAAATGAGTAGGCGGTTTCCTTTCATTCAATCCTTTATCCACGACATCACCCCACTTACATTTTATGGATAAAAAGTATCGATCTAAAATTAAAAAGCTCTTATTTTTAGGGTTTACCCCCCTTTAGAAAAACCACTTGCGCTGCACACGAAGGTGGCGTCCGGTCTGGACGGAAACGGATCTGAACAATAAAAGGAGGGGGGCTATATGAATTCTTTGTTCGCTTTTACTTTTACAAACTGAATCTTTCTTTTGTTTTTCTTTTTCCCTCCACCCTTTTCAGGATGTTCTTTATTATGACATGCATTACATAAACTAATTAAATTATCTAATGTTAATGCAAGTTCAGGATATTCACTTCTTTCTTTGATATGATGGACCATATCAGCAGGTACTGGTATCAATAGATCATGCTTCATACACTCTTGGCAACGGTAGTTGTCTCGTATCAATGCTAACTCTCTACACCTTCGCCAAGCTGTACTGTCATAGAACTTCTTCGCTTCTTTATCCCTGTTGTATTTATCGTAGAACTTTCGTTGTTGCTTGGTTTTATATTCGTTCATTGTTTCTCATCTTCATTACTCCAGTTACATGCAAAAGGATATCGCTCAATTGATACCGTACCAACGTCTCCTTCTTCTGTTAACGTTAATTTTAACTCCCTTATACCTTCTATTTTTTGCCGCTCTTTATCTACTTGTATATTATCAATACCGTTGAACTTAATCATCTTTCCTCGCCCCCTTTGAAAGAATATTCCGATTATATATTTACAAATAAATACAAGTTGTTATAATGAAATTAACATTGCCATCTGGAAAAGTGATTCGCCCCCATGCGAGTTGCTTTTCCTTTTTTTATGGCTATTGTTTTAAGAATTCATCTATTGTTTTATCGAGCAAACTAACCATTGCTTCTCTTCTTTGCCTTGGTGTTGTGTTATCTTCCATCTCATTAAAAATAGGAAGCACACTTTCTAATTTTTGTTTATCGATTCGCTCATTTACAAGATCTGTCCCTAGCATCGAAATGAATGTGCTGATTATAACTGCTTGTTCTTGTTTAGTTAGTTTCATTTATGTCACTCCTAAGTTCTTCTCCTTTAATTACCCGACTTTGGATTGAATCAGCTGTATGATTAACTGTAGACTTCGATAACAATTTACCTTCACAATAGAGTTCCACTGTATCGCTTCTATTTATAAACTTATCCATTACCTTTTCTAACTTCTCCAACGCATCTGTACATCCATTAGCAGCTTCAGTTACTTCTTTAATTCCTTCTAACGCCTCAGTTGTATCTACACCTACTTGTATTATTAGTTCACTATTCTTATTTTGATTTACTTGCTTCTCGACTGGTCTATACGGTTTCTCTATTGTCGGGCCGCCACACTTAACACAGTTCATTCCTTCTAAAAAATGACCAAACATTACTGTACGACATTCTTTATCTCTACATTCTAATTGCGTTTTATAGTTCATTCTTCATCCTCCTCTAAAATAAAAAAGCACCCGAATGGATGCTTTTCTCTCGATTATTCATTTGTATTTTAATTGTGGTACGTGAAGTTTTATTCTTTTTCCAATCACCTAGTGTTGTTACATATATCCGCGCCAACATTATTAAGTAACTGGAAGAAGAGCAAAAGCCCTTCTTCGCTTGAATAACATAAATTGCAGTTGAATATGAAATCAAGAAAAAACTATTCATCTAATCTGCAACCATCGTCACCGGTCATGACGATCCATTTTCATTATCAGGAATTCTGCGAAAAATGTTTTCCGCCATTTCTCACAATACAAATATATCATGTTAAAAACCAAAACGTGTCCGTAAATAGTTCGCAAATAGTTCGCGTTTTTTATTTCTGTATTTTTGCACATCGTTTTTCAGCCTCTTTTTGTATAGTTTTGAGCGAATATGTTCTTTAATCCTTAGAAATGAATTCACTATAAACCATAGAGTGTTGAATTGACCTATTCCGTTTTTTCCTAGAGTAACAAGGCTTTGCTTTAATTCTTCAAAATGAATTTGACACTTTTCTTTTGTAGCTAATTCAAAAAAGACCTAAAAAAATATAGGTCTCTAGATTTTAAATTTCTTTTGATAATCATTTAGCGTATCTTGTTCTATCCCAATGTACCTTAGCGTTTCTTTTTGATCAGTATGGTTGAGCATTTGTTGTAACACTGCCACATCTTTAAACTGCTTATAGTGATGGTATCCATATGTTTTTCGGAGAGAATGCGTCCCAATACGTTCTAAGCCAAACTCTTTTGCTGCTTGGTTCAATATGATGTAGGCCATGGATCGAGTAATTGGTTTATTCTTACCATTCCTACTCTTAATAAGAAACTCATTTTTCGGTCGCCCTTTCGCATACTCACGTATTGCCTTCTTTAATTCTGGAGGCATCTTCACTTCCTTTACCTTCTTTGTCTTCTTTTCACGAATAAAGATACTCCAACCCTCCACATCACGAATGCGAAGACGTAATATATCCGATATGCGTAATCCTGTATTAATACCAAGAAGGAACAGAATGTAGTTTCTTTCATTCTGCTCCTTGAAAAACTCCTTCATTTCCTGGATTGCTTCCCTATCTCTAATGGGCTGAACAAGATTCATACATTCTTCACCTCCTCCTTACGTTTTGCTTTCTTCTTGTATACTTCCACTTTTAAATTAAACGCTAAACGTAGTAACGCTGAACCTTTTAACTTATAATACTTTGTCTTTCCTACACCTAATTCAAGCCAAATATTTAAATCTGATTCAATTTCTTCTTCCATATAGCTTTTAAAAATAATATATCTTTCATCAGGTTTTAACGTATTCACAGCTTGATGTACCCAATCCATGTATTCTTTTCTTTGTTGCTCTAGTTCAATTCTTTCAATAGCAATGTCTTCAGTAGAACTATGGAATTGATTTGTAAATGTCGGAGGAACCTCTGAAAACATTGTCGTTACTTTCGGCATTAGATTACTTGGCAATGTATTCAAATACTCACGATAATTCTCCAACACTTCTTCTACCGCTTTCTTTGTTTTCTTTGTATCAACAACTGGCATATTAAAAAATAACTGTTCTCTCATTTTGAGTTCCTCCTTAAATAATTTTACTTTTGTCTTAAAGCTCCGCGTCTACGTTCATAACGCGGACCACGAATCCCCATTAAATCTTCAATGTCACGAGTACTTAATTTTTCTTTTCTTTTTTTCTGGTTTTTCTTCTTTCCTTGCTTGGATTGCTTTTTCCATTCACGTAATTGATCTCTTAGTGCCTTCATTTCCCCATCTCCCTTTTCAAAATAAAAAGGACACCTATTCCTAAAACAGCCTTAATTGCCGCTTTAATGAATTGGTGTCCTCTAGTTTTCTAGCCGGACTATATTTATTTCGTCATACTTGTCTGCATGAAAAGGTTCCTCCATGCTTTATCTAATCTTTCTTTCTCATATTTTTGTATAGCCTTTGTACGACGAGAAATTGCTTTTTTCAATTTCTTCTTTTTTAAATTATTCAATCCTCTCACTCCTTCGTACGAAACAGTTTTACTGTCCATTTTTGGGTGTTTTCATTAATTTAATACCTTATTACATTCAAAAAATTGATTGAATATGCATTATGCCTATATAATTTCAAAAGGATTATTTTGTTGAGTTTTATTCTTTGTACTCTGTTTCAACAGCCTCAGCGACTTCAATTTCTTTTTTTACTAAGTCCTCTAAAAAATAAAACGCTGCCGCTTCGCCTTCTTCCACTCTTACATGCTCAAACTACTCTC